GAGCCAGAACCCATTCTTTCGTTTAGATTTGGATCTTTTGTTTCTAAGTCTATAGCTATCTCATCATATTTAGATAAATCTGGAAAATCTGTTGGTGGTATCCATTCTGTTTGTGGTTTAAATAATATTTTACTCATTATCTTTGCACTCCCCTGCTATTGCCATGTATGCAGCAGCATCAACATAGGTATCATCAGTTGGATTACCAAATTTTGTTCTTGCAACTTTTAATAAAGCTAACATTACGGCTGCATCATGTGCTGTAAGTTCTTTGTCTATATATGCTGACCACATCTTCGCTATGTTTTTATGATTTTTTACTTTATCTCCATAAGTATGGGCTCTTGGTCCCATAATTAATTTTCTTGCTTGTTCTAACGCTTTTTCTGTTTTCATATTTTATATCCTTTGTATACATCTTTAGGCCTAATGACATGTAAATGATTTTTTGTTCTAGTCGCACCAACATAGAATAATCTATTTTCGTCATCAGGATTTTTTTCGTAGCTCTTTTGTGTGTTTCTAGATAGATCTGTCAGGAGAACTACATTGTCCTGCTCACCACCTTTAACTCCGTGTATTGTAGATAAAATAATTCTAGGATTAGAATTTAACTTTTCACCATTTTCCCTCATCCTTCTTATATACCTTATTTTCTTTTGAGGTGCATCATCAAAAGCTTCATACCAAACTTTATCTGTTTTCAACCACATTCTTTCTTTTAATCCAGACATTTGATATCTTGCGTCCTTATCCAAATATTTTATAGAATTTTTTTCAAAATTATTTTGTGTCATGTAAGATGCTATTCTTGATATTTGTTCGTGATTTATATCCACACCTTTACGCAAGTTTTCCCAGTCTGATATTGCTTTGTACAGGTCCTGTTCTTTATTAGTTTTAAATTTGTTCTCATAATACAACCCACGAGAATATAATTTTTCTTCTAGATCATTTAACATAAATCTTGTTCTAGCTAACACTAGCCAACTACCCTCTTTCATGTTAACTTGTTCAAAGTCATCATAATATGAAAGTAAACCTTTTTGCGTTTTTGGTCTCCAGTCTTTTGGTAATCTATTTTTTATTTTGTTTACTATCCTTGATGCAATATCATGAACTACCTGCGGTACTCGGTATGACTGCGTCAATTGCATTATCTTACCTGTTTGTGTAATAAAACTATCTACATCTGCACCAGCCCATCTAAATATGGCTTGATCATCATCACCTGCGATGTATGTATCATTTGTTTTATCCCATATTGATTTTGCCATAGTCCATTGTGTTCTAGATAAATCTTGTGCCTCATCTATGAATACAACATCAAATTTAGGTGATTTGTCTGATTTAATAAATTCTGTGATCATGTCTGTAAAATCTATTAAATTATAATCTTTTTTATATTGTAATAAATCGGAGACAAATTGTTTTAATTGTTTGACTGTTATGTCTTGAGTGTGTTCTTTTAAATTGTATTGTTGCTCTGGTGAAATACCTCGTAATTGTGCAAGTTGTGTTATTCTTAATAAATCGCTTTTAGTTGTAAATAATCCAGTATGTTCATTATCATATTCGTTATAATCTACGATCATGTTCATCTTTTTACCTAGATCTTCATAATGTCTTTTTTGCATTACGTTTTCTTTTTTGATTCCTAATTGTCTAAACGCTAATGAGTGTAAAGTTCTGAAGTATGGTAAATCATCTTCTGAATAATTAAATTTTGACATAGCTCTATTCCTGGCTTCGTATGCAGCTTTTTGAGTAAAAGAAAAATAACCTATTCTGTTTGGATCAGTTTCTTTTAAATATTTATCTACTTCGTTTAATAGTGTGGTAGTCTTACCTGTACCAGGTGGACCCAATACAATAGTTTTCAAAATGCATCCTCCTGCTTAAATTTTCTTTCTTTTATTTTTATTTGTTCTTTTTCAAACTCTGGTAATTTAATTACAGACAATTTCTTTTTACCTATTGTCATTCTTACGTGCTCACAATTACAATGCTCTAATAACCATAGTATTGTTATATCATATTTTTCTATCCATTTATGTCTATGTAAAAACTTGTGATAAAATTCACTAAAAATAAAATGATGATATTTATCTTTATTCCAAACATTTCCAGACTCCATGTCTTCTTTTGTTGAACCCTCTGCAGTTCTACTTGTGCAATAATTTTCTAAATGTTGTGATAGCTGTTCTAATTTAGATGCGCCTGCAGGTGCATCTACTAATTCTTTATTTTCTAAAAGTGTTTGCACTAATATATCATAATCTTTTGGTTTTAATTTTGGAGGATATTTATATATTTGATCCATACATGCTCTTGCAAATAACCTTTGTTCTTGAAGTTGTTCTGATTTTAATTCTACTCTTTCTCCATCAACGTTCAACCTATAGATTGGTGGATCTAATTTAACTATTTGTAAATCACTCAATTGTGGAAATAATAATTGTGTACCTATACCAAATTTTCTAGTTCTACATAATTTTTTATCACAATGATCACACATTGGTTCTTCTGTACATTTAAATCCATACTCTTTATTATCTTTCTTTTTTCTTTCTATAACATCATCAGGTAATGGTGGATTAAAATATTTATGATTAAAAGTGCTTAACTTACCTCGCCACTCTTCTGGCCATTTCTTTTTTGCATAAACTGTATATTGAAATAAAATTCTATCTCTACCATCATCTAATTTCTCTCTAGTTAAAGATTCTAAACATGGTGGTCCATCATCAAATTCTGATGGTGCTCTTTTAATTTTTAAACTCTCTAATTCTTTAGGAGTAATTTGTATAATTTTTTCTAAAAAATCCGAAAGTGTAATTGCTTTTCCTTCAGAATCATAGCCATATCTTGTTGATTTTTCACAATTAAAGTATGGTAAATTAAGAAAATTTCCTGTATCATCTTGCGATTTTAATTCGATTTGTTTTGGAAAAACCTCTGCATTACCAAATCCAAGTATAGCACTAACCGATATTAATTTATCTCTCATAAGTTTTGCTGGTACAAACTCTGTGGTAAATAAAAATATATGTGCACCACCACTTTTAGACCTACAAACAACTAGTGGTAAGCTGTAAGTATTAATTTTTTTAATTATTTCTTTGTGATCTAGAGTATATTTATCAACATCAATACACCCCCATCTACATTTATTATCTTCGTTAATAGGTATGACACCTAGACTAGGTTCAATACCATTTAAATGATCTTCCCAATGTTTATCTGTAATTATTTCTCGTTTGACAAAAGATTTACCTTTGACTTTTAAACCATCAGCACCTTTTTTATCAATATAAGTGCAGCCATGTGCACGATGTAAACCATCAAATATTAATTTAAATCTATCCTTTTTTAAAATCATCCATATTCCTTTCCTTGCGGGGCGACTTCAGTCTCCCGTTGCCGCCCCTGGTTTCTTCCTTGGAAGATGTTAATATGGTGAATCGGATTTGGATTCTTGCTCACCGTGTTTAGCCTCTATAGCTCCTTTGGCTACACTTAAACCAAAATCTTTTGCTATATTATAAACACCGGAATCAGAAACAGGACCAACTCTTGCAACATCCCAACCAAACCAAGTGCCTTTGTCGTTAGACTGTTGCACTGTTTTTAGTTTATAAATGTGGCTGTAAGTTGGCGGAGTAAACATTCCATTTTTACCCTGCATCTTAAGTCCCATCATCATTGAATTCCATTTTCTACTAATTTTTAATTGAGTAGCTTTCATGGAAATTAAAGCTGTTGTAGGACTTTTACCTAATACGACTACAAAGTGACTCGCTGTGTTTTCAAGATAATTACCATTAGCTAATCTATCTTTATTAAACTTGTCTCTTGTAGTTGATGGTAAGTCATCTCCAGCTTGATATATTTTTACTGGAGCACCTTGACTTTCACCTCTATCTTGCCATTCGATATACTCTCTTTTGTAGTGTACCGGTATGACATCTATCCCCTTTTCGCCATCATAAATCTCGTTTGTTACGGTATTTATAATCATGCCAGGTTCTGCCCCTTCGACATGTTTAGCGTCCCTCTTATTACATTCAGGGGATAATTGGCCAAGAACTTTTAAGAACGGTAACGCAAGATCATCTTGCGTCATATTTAATCCCTGACCTGCATCAGCTTCAAAATTAACTGCAGCCAATGCTCCGTTCGTTTTTGTTGTTACATTACTCATGTTTATTGTTTCCTTTTTATTGTTGTTTTATTTCCAACATAAATGTTGAAAAGTTCCGTTGGCATGGGTTTCCCCGCCTCGATACGCTCACGGACTAGCGCTTTCAGGGTCATGGGCTCGACCTTCAGTTTTTGTGTCGGTTCGAGACCTTGACCCTTTGCAAGTTCGGCATAATCAGCCGCCTTGTTATCCTCGTTACGACCGAATGATACGGATATCTCATTTTTGATTATATCACCCAGGCCATTCTCACGAAGCCAGTTAAACGCCGCTTCTTTATTTGCTTGTGTAATGGTGGCGCTGTAATTTGTTTTAACTTCTACAGAAGATCCATCCTGTAGTTTTAGATAAGATAAACCCATTTCAGATAGCATGGTTGGTATAACCTCACCCGATATGTGTTCTAAATTTTTTTTCTTTTGTTTAAGAGATGCTTCTTCTTGTTCTATTTCGTATTGGATAGCTTGCATAGTTTTTATTTTTTCTGCAAGTTTATTTAAATTAGTTGTCTTTTCTATAACCTCTTCTTGGTCTTTCTCAAAATCAATCGCAGTCATTCGTTTTCCTTGTTCCGTAAATATCAATCTCAATAGGATAATATTTTTTTTCTTGTCTATCCCATTTTAAAAGATTGAATCTACCATTTGTTATATCAGTTATCAAACAGCAGACTACACCTATTATAGCAGGATCTCCTGTTAATAACAAGTAATCTGTCGGTTTGAAATCTTTTAATAGTTTTCTTAATTTAATTATTAATGGTCCAGGAGAAAAAATCATTTGTGATCTTTCATCTAGTAAAAATTCTAATTTACCAAATTCAGATGCACCCATGATATTAAATTTAGGACGACCCTCTCTTGTGCCAGAAATTTCTTGCACAACATAAACTGTTGATGGTCTATCTTTTTTTACTTCTGAATAATTAATACTTTCTTTATCTTTCATATTGACTTTTTAGCAAAATCCTATATATCTGTCAATAGAAAGATGAAATATAAATTTAAGACAAAGCCATATGCACATCAGATTACTGCGTTAGAAAAATCTTGGAACCAAGAATCTTTTGCATATTTTATGGAAATGGGTACCGGCAAAACAAAGGTACTAATAGATAATTTAGCAATGCTTTACGATAAAGGTAAAGTAGATGCTGCCTTAATTATTGCACCTAAAGGAGTTATAGGCACTTGGTACAATCAGGAGTTGCCTGAACACTTACCTGACCACATAGAAAATGTGACCGTAATGTGGCAATCAAACATTAATAAAAAACAAGAAGATAAATTATTACAATTATTTGAAATAGAAACAGCTCTTCATATTTTAGTAATGAATGTAGAAGCATTTAGCACAACAAAAGGTAAAGAATTTGCAATGAAATTTTTACGTGCACATAAACCTTTAATGGCTATTGATGAGTCGACCACAATAAAAAATCCAAAAGCAAAAAGAACTAGAAATATTTTAGATTTAACACCTCTTACTAAATATAGAAGAATAATGACAGGATCTCCTGTTACTAAAAATCCATTAGATTTATTTACACAATGTTATTTTTTAGATCCTTATCACTTAAATCATGAGTCTTACTACTCGTTTAGAATGAGATATGCTATAATGAAAACAGCTAATATATCTGGAAGGTCAATACAATTAGTATCTGGTTTTAAAAACTTAACTGAACTATCTGATAAATTAAAACCTTTTTCATATAGAGTTTTAAAACAAGATTGTTTAGATTTACCTGATAAAATTTATTTAAAGAGACAAATAGATTTAACGCCAGAACAAAAAAAATTGTATCAACAGATGCGTAAAGAAGCTTTAGCTACATTAAATGGTAAAACTGTTACGACTACAACTGCATTAACTCAATTAATGAGATTACATCAAATAACTTGTGGTCATTTTTCTGCAGATGATGGAACCATACAAGAAGTTAAAAACAATAGACTATCAGAATTATTAGATGTATTAGAAGAGGTAGATGGTAAGGCCATTATTTGGGCCCACTATCAACATGACGTTAGAAATATATTTAAAATTATAGAGGAAAAGTTTGGTCCGGGTTCCGTGGTCCATTACTATGGTAAAACGTTACCTGAAGAACGAGACTATGCAATTAAAAATTTTAAAACAAATAAAAAAGTAAGATTCTTTGTAGGCACTCCTCACACTGGAGGTTTTGGTATTACCTTAGTTCAAGCTAATACTGTTATCTATTATTCTAATGGTCATGATCTTGAGAAAAGAATGCAATCAGAGGACAGAGCACATAGAATAGGGCAAAAAGAAAAAGTAACATATATAGACATCATAGCAGAAGAAACTGTGGATACTAAAATTGTTAAATCCTTACGTAAAAAAATAAATATTGCTTCACAAGTCATGGGAGAAGAGTTAAAAGAGTGGATATGAAGAGACCACCTTTTCACATAAGAATGGCAATATTATTCTGCGTAGGAGCATTTACACCTGTTGTAATAACAACAATATTAAATCATAACTTTGATTACTCCGTGCAAAAATCAATGGAGTTAACTTTTATATTATGTATTCCTGTTGCCGTCTGGATGGCCAGCAAAATAAATGAACGCTGGCATGATGATTCAGAGGATTAAGTTATAAATCTTTCTAACGCTAATAATGCAACAGCCCCCACAGCTGTTAAAAGAACCCAATAGATTTTGTCTATCTTGCCACCCAATTTGTGAATACCGTGATGCATGTGTGTAATATCTTTTTTAACACCCTTTATATGTCCATACAGGGATACAATGTGTTCTCTAGTAGTTTTAGGTTCAATAGCCATTAAGTTCTATTCCTTTGTCTTATAATCTGTTCTTCGGGTGACAATAAAGCAGTTTCTATTGGTGTCAAGTTAGTTTGTGGTAACACTTGAGCGTTTTGTATTGGTTGCACTATTGGTGTTGCTGATCCAACTTCTGCTGGCAGTGAACCTAAATTTTCTATTTCGATTGGTTCTTCAAAATCAAATGTAGGATACTCACCATCTAAAGTTAAATTTCTTAATCGTCTTAAAATATTACCTATTGTGATAGCTGTTTGTGTATTAAATGGATTATCATAACCATTCTCTCTTGCATTTCTTATAAATGCATCTTCTAAACCTTCTGGTATATCAAACGGTCTAAATCTATTTTGTGTTAAAGCTCTATACTCACGTTTTAAATTACGTCTATCAAAAATTTCTGCTATCTGTCTATCACTGTAATCTAAAGATTTCATAGCATCTATACTCTTTTTCATTTGTTGCATGCCTTTAAATCTAGCTTCATTACCTTTTATAAAACCATCTATGATATCTTCTGATTTTACATTACCTTGTGGTCTTGGTAGTAAAGCTCGTGAATCTCTTAAGTTTTTGTTGTAGTCTGTAATTTTGTATCCCATGGATTCAGGTATATCCATTTTAATATTTCTAAATCCAAAAAATCCACCAATCTCACCTGATAGAGATAAATCTCTACCTGTTTCTGGGTCTTCACCAAATATTGCTGCTTGTCCTACTCTTGTAAACTGTGGAACAGAACCAGGTAATAAGGCTTCTGATACGTGTTTTAAAACTTTTGCATATTTATCACCAGCTGGTTCTTCAGGATTATATAGTCTTCTACCAGTTGCTGTTCTACCGCT